GAAAGACCTAAGCAAAAAACAGATGCAGGCGGCGTATGAGGTGTTCGAGCGCAGATTGTCTGAATTGAGCGGGGTCGGTTGCAGGTGGCATTCGCAAGAAGAACAGATGCTGAGCAGCGACAATGAGTGCTTGGGCGTGACCCAAGATGAGGAGAGAAAAATGAGGAGAGAAAAATGAGCGGACGCAACAAGAACTGCAACGTGATGATTCAGGACGGCAAGCAAGCAGCGGTCGCCGATTATTGGCTCGATGAGCAGACAAAAGAGTTAGATAGAAAAGCGCGGGTGAAAACGAATTACGCCCGAAATAAATACTTCATGCGTCACGAGCCTGTGGAGTGTCAACTGTTCCGAGGCGATGAGAAGTTTCCACGCACAGCGGTCATGACGATGAGCGAGATGGGCAAGAAGAACCGAGAGTTAGTGCTGAGCTATTTGAATAAAACGAAGAAAAAGGGCGCAACGTCAACGCTCTGGACATGGAAGCCTGCCAACGTGCAGGATTTTCTAGCGAATAAATGGGACAAGGTTTACGGCAGACGGTAGCTCGACACCATACAGAGATTGCAAAGAAAACAACAAACAACATGAGGCAAGCATGAGCAAGGCACGAACATTGACGATTGACAGCGAGCAGGATGTGACAGTGAGCATGACCGCAGGTGATGCGTTTCTAGTGTTGGAACTGATGAGCCAAGTAACGCAGTTTCAAGCGAAATTAATAAAAGAGGACGACATCGAAGGAGAGGAGTTACGCGACCTGCTTGAGCTGAACGATGCCATCAGCCGATTTGTCGATAGCGCGTCAGCCAACAATGACGTTGGCTTGATGACAGTCAGTCATGAGAACGACAGCGTTCATTAGCTTTGGCAAACTCACACAAGTCGTGCAAACATTGCAAGCAGAGCTTTGTCGCAAAAAGCATGATTTCTCAGCCCTGTGGTTCGTTCTGTAGCGAAAGCCATATGTTGGCATGGATACGTGAGAAACGTGCGGCTGCCGTTCTAAAAGAGTCCGTTAAGGCCAAGAAAACACAGAACAAAGCGTTCGACAAGAAGGTGCGCGACGGAGACGTGTCCCGTCAGCTTGAATTAACGCAGCCTGTCTTCAACAAGCTTCGGCGCTTGCAGGAGTTCAAGTGGTTTGCCGACAGAGGTATCGAGCCAACGTGCATCAGTTGCGCCAAGACGAATATGGATTGGTGTGCGGGCCATTTTAAGAGCCGAGGCGCACAGGGCGCTTTAAGGTTTGACGCGAAGAATGTCTATCTGCAATGCAACCGATATTGCAACAGCGGCCTCAGTGCGAACATTAGCGGCAACAAAACGACGCGAGGATACTTGCAGGGGTTGGTCGATAGGTTTGGCGAAGATGCGGCGAGAGAAATTATTGAATATTGTGAGGTTGATAGAGTGAAGAAATGGCAAGCGGAGGAGTTGATAGCGATGCGTCGGCAGATGAGCGTTGAAATACGAGAATTGGAGGCAGTGTTGTGAGCGAGGTTGCAGAGTTGAAAAAACAGTTATTCGCGCATCAAGTGAACGACTTCGTGACGCACTTCAGGCTCGCTTGCGGGCTGCGAGTGACGATTGCCGTCCCGACACACAAAGTCGGCGTGATTGTTAGCGACACAGATGAGGCGTATGACCCGCCGCAGTGGGTAGTCATTCGCGTGAGCAGAACCGAAGCCTTGAACGGGGATGCTGTTCAGCGGCTCAAGACAATGATAGAAGCGAGGAAGTTAAATGGATAATCTGCTTGAAATAATCGCAACATTCACTGCTGGGGCGGTTGACCCCGCGAGCATTGGGCGAGGCACGGATAAATCAAAGCCGAGCAAAGCAGACATGGCCTTTGTCCTGAAGGGCTTGAGTGAGCTGCAAACGCATATCATCATGGCGAAGTACGCATCCTGCACACACGCCCGACTGCGGCTCACTCAAGCGTGGGCGCAGCAGGTGTTGGAAATAGCCTGTGAGCGGGGATTCAGCAAGAGAGGTAGTAGGCGATTGTTGCCTCTTGCCCTCGCCACTCTGGACGAGGGTTTGTCTGGTCGCAAGTTTTCCCCAGCGGAACGGGGTCGCGCTTTGGGTTGGCGCGGGAACACAGGCAGCTCGCGGCTAGTGCGATATCAAGAAATCATGGACAGCTTCATCGCTGTCGAGCAAGCGGCGGTTGAGCAGCTAGGTCGCAATATTCGCGGACGCTGAGTTGGCTGACGCGCTAGCGAGACTCTTGGCGTATGCTTTCAGTTTTTTTCCGTCCTCAGCGCTCAAGTAGATTCCACGTACCTCAAATAGGCTACTAGCCGCCCTGCGCTTTCGCAGCAGGGCTTGGTGTTCCTTGTTTGATAACGCCATCTTTACTTCTCCTTTGATGTAATAATGTCGTTAAAATCCATAAAGAATTCGTGATTCTTCAGACGCTCATACTCTGCAGTCACCTCTGAAATAGGCGCACGGATATTGCCCTCAATCTGTTTCCAGCGCAGTAGCGCCTCGTAACTCTCAGAAAATAAATAGCCGCCTTGCGAGTTAGAAACGCCAAACCATTCTTTTTGTGCTTTCATTTTAATTCTCCTTACCAATCCAGAATGACAGCGTGTCCAGAGCGCGTCTCATTTGACGCAATCTCAACATACTCTTCTTCAAAGTTCGCCGCGCTATCTAGCCACTCGATCAAGTGTGCCAGATTAGCCTCGTACTCAGGCTTGACCACAGCGTTGTGATGTGCGAGCAGCTCAGCTTGTGCCTCGGCGCTCAGGTCGTATGCGTTATATATTTTCATTATAATTCTCCTAGTTAGTCTCATCAGTGAGGGCTTCACCCTCAGACGGCCTTCGCCGTTTCGACTTGTTAAGCTTCCCAGCGCTTGCCGTTATCGTTGATGCTCTCGCCTCGAATGATGTCATCAGCGATTTCAAAAACGCGCACAATAGTTATCCCGCGACTAGATGTGTAGCCGCCGACATCCACGCGCTTGATAGCTAAGGGAAATGTGCGATGACGGGATACCACTTGCCATTGATTGTTGTAGCAATTCTGCGTACTTATTTTTTTAGCTGTGCAATATTTCATTTTAATTCTCCGTCCAAGTAAGTTGTTAACAAGAATATGTATTATTTATCGGTGAGCTATCAAAAATGTTTTTTGTTTCAATTTCTGTTATTTTTTCATCGTTATTGAAAATTGATAGCACAAATTTATCAGTAGTTTCTTTTAAAGAAGCGTCCCATCCTAAATAGATAGAAAACACATCAAGGTCGCCACCTTTGAAAATATGAATCGGTTTAACAAAAGTAATTAACGCGCCCGATTCGGACTTCCAATCTTGTATTTCAAGATAAATGATTGCCACCTCGTCACTATGTTTCTCTTGTGCCGTCCAATCCACGCTATGCAAAGATACTTTCATTTCAATTCTCCTTTGTTTGAATACCAAAGATAGGAACAAGCTTGTTGCCTTGTCCTTTAATCTTCGCCCAATAGCCGAAAAAATTATTCTTTGTCATAAAGCGACCATTTGGGTAGTTCTTCATTATTTCCAAGCGGTTAAATTTGCCGTAGTTCATTATGATTCTCCTTGTATGCTTAGCTTGTGCATTATCCAGTTGCACTCGTGACACGCCGCAAGCTCCGAACTTCTGTCCAACCCTGCTTGATGATTGGCTGTGCGTTGCGCTTGCTTCAAAGTGGTTACGCCATTGTCGCGAAGGTGCTTGACCTCTGTCTTTGTTAATTTATGTTGCCATCTCATTTTATTCTCCTAGTTAGCCCAAATCGGACTGCATAGCCGCCTATTGCAAAGCGGTTATACGGTTAGATTTGATTAGTTGGAAGCAAATCTCCAAGAGCGCACCTTGTCCCATACTGAAGGTGTAGCGCATCTGTCCTGTTCAGGGCGCATGATTGCTTTCTGCTGTCCACTGTCATAGGTGTGATAGCCATTCATAACGTCAGCGATACACTGCTTCATGCGTTCAAGCTCATCGGCTCTTCGGTCAAGCTCCCACGCCAGTGAAGCGCGTTGGTTACGAGTCATAATAATGTCGCCTTTTCTTTCTTCAAGATTCTTGATGTAGTCATAACCTTTTTCTAATGTAGTCATTCTAATTCTCCTTAGTTGCCACACTAGTGGCTGAGATTTCAATATACGCCCTTACGCGTAAGACCACAAGTATTTATTATAAATTCTTTTTTTAGGGCGCTCGGTGAAGTGCCTTTTGAAAAGGCAGTTGGTGATAAGCAAGCACAACATCTAGTGTTAGCTGTAGGGTTGAGGCACTACATATTGCGTTTATGTAGGGATTATGGTATACTTTTTACCACGATGGAGGTTCTGCCCTCATCGGTAAGTGCGGTCAATCTAAATCACATTCTTATGTAGTTCGGATTCTCCTACTCTCTCGCCGCACAGCATTCAAGAGCCTCCGCACGGGGGCTTTTTTTATCAAAAAGAAGAAATTATGCCGTTTAAATCAAACCTTCACGCTGAGCAGTTGAGCGGAAATGCTTGGATGCTCGCTCGTGGCTGCGGCTTCATGAGCTACGACACAGATACGCTTGTGTTCATACCAGCTGGATTTATTACAGATTTTGCGTCAATCCCAGACGCTCTAGTCAGTGTTTTTGGCAGGCCAAGCGGCGAGATAGCTCAGCCAGCGGTTCTGCACGACTACCTCTACTCGCGGCGCGACATTTATAGCAGAAAATACGCGGACGCGATGTTTTTGGAGGCACTAGCTGACAAAGACGTGGCGTGGTTAAAGCGACACGCTATGTATATAGCTGTGAGGGTCTTCGGCAAATGATAGCAAGCAGCGAACACTTCAGCCAGAAAGAGCTGGCTTGTAATTGCTGCGGCGAGGCAGAGATGGACGAGGAGTTCATGAGCAAGCTGGAAGAGATTCGTGTTTTTTACGGCAAACCGATGGCTATAACGTCGGGATATCGATGCTCGAAATACAATCGACAAATAAGCCAAACAGCAAGCAAAGATGGCCCACACACGACAGGACGAGCGGTGGACATTCAAATCAGTGGCAAAGACGCACATGAATTACTGGGATTGGTGATGGAAGATGATTATTTTTCAGGAATTGGACTAAGTCAGGCAGGCAATCATGATGGCAGGTTCATTCACGTTGACGCGATGCCAGAGGCTAACACGCGCCCGTGGATTTGGACGTATTGATGCGACTCAGTTCATTAGACGAGCTGATGCAGATTGCAACGGATAATCCGCGCCGCATTGCTCAAGGCTTCATGGACAGTCAGGAACACATTCATTTGCTGCTCGCAACAGTCGAGAGACTAGAACAGACGCTGCATGAAGAGCGTTTTGCGCGACAAAGTTAACACTAATAATTAGCCGATTTAGCCCCTGCCTATGGTATTGGTTAGGTCGTTATCAACGCTTAGATGCGCTCTCAGAGCCACGTTTAAGGAGAGAAAGTGAAGAAACAAGAGATATCAGCAGAAACCGTTCAGTTATTGAATGAGGAGCTTAGTCAGCTTGTTGATGAATTAATCTACGAATCAGACATAACATACAATCTGATGGACGGAATAAAGAACCTCATTGAGCACCCTGACATATATTCCTGCGGAGACAGTTGTCGGGATGAGTTAATGGCCCTGCTAGACGCGGCTTGTCAAGCAAGGAAGAAGGACGCTCACAATGAGTAAGCCACTCACGGCAAAACAAGAGAAGTTCGCGCAATGCTACGCGCTAAGCTTGAACGCTACGAAGGCAGCTAAAGACGCTGGTTATAGTGAAAAGACGGCTCATTCTATTGGGGATGAGAACCTGAGAAAACCTGCCATTCAGGCAAGACTTAAAGAATTAACACAGCCAGCAGAGAGCAGGCGCATAGCTTCAATCGACGAGCGCAATGAGATAGCTTCAGACATCATGAAGAATATCGAGCTGGACGACAACATCTCAACAGCAGACAGACTCAGAGCGATGGACATCCTCAATAAAGCTTCAGGTGTTTATATTGAGCGAAAGCAAGTCTTGATATCAGGTGATGTGAATCATACGCTGTCATTCAATATCAAGCCAGTTGCGGTTGGATGAGTTTAGAAATTGACTTAACGATTCCCGACAAGCTACTGAGGATAGTCACTGAGCCAAAGAGGTTTAAGGTTTTAATCGGCGGACGGGGTTCAGGCAAGACAGAAACGGTTGCTAAGATTTTGGCAGCTAAATGCGCGCTGAATGGCTATAACATTCTCGCTGCTCGTGAGCATATGAACTCGATTGGTGACTCAGTTCACGCGGTATTCGCGCGGAACATTCGGCAGTTGGGCATTCCTGATTTTGACATCCAAGCTACGACGATTAAACATCAATCGGGCGGCGGCATTATATATAGAGGCTTATCGAGAAACGAAGAGTCGCTAAAAAGCCTAGGCATGACGCAAACCGCATGGATTGAGGAATCGCAAACTGTCTCAGAGCGAAGCATAGAAGCCCTAACGCCGAGTATCCGAGCAGCAGGCTCAGAAATCTGGCTCACTGGCAATCCGAAGTCGAGCAAAGACTATTTCTCGCAGCGGTTCATCAAGCCTTACGAGAAGAGCTTGCGGCGCAACGGCGGCTTCTACGAGGATGACATGCACATGATTGTGTTCATCAATTACCTCGACAACCCTTGGTTTCCGCCAGAGCTTGAGCAAGAACGGCAATTTGATTACGAGAATAAGCCGAGAGCTAAATACGACCATATTTGGCTAGGCGCATTTGATGATAGCGTTACGGACAGCATCATCCGAACGGAATGGTTCGATGCGTGTATAGACGCGCACGAGAAGTTGGGCTTTAAGCCACAAGGCATTGAGGTTATATCTCACGACCCAAGCGACACAGGGAATGACAGCAAGGGATTATGCTATCGACACGGCTCAGTCATACTGGACATTCAAGAGCGTGACACGGGTGATGTGAATGAAGGTGGCGACTGGGCAACTAGCTACGCTCTACAGCATAAACCTGACGTATTTCTTTGGGATGGCGACGGAATGGGGTCAGCGCTTCGCAGACAGTTCAATGAAGCATTAGGTGGCAAGAACATCACTCTGGAGATGTTTAAAGGCAGCAACAGCCCCGACAGACCTTTAGATAACTACGAAGGTGGGCGTGATAACTCTGATAACAAGACGAACAAAGACACCTTTCGCAACAAACGCGCTCAATATTATTGGGAGCTGCGGGACAGGATTTACAGGACATATCAGGCAGTTAAAACGGGAAAATATCAAGACCCCGACACGCTGATTTCTTTTAGCAGCGGCATTGATGAACTAGACCTATTGCGTTCTGAAGTTTGCCGCATACCGCTCAAATACAACGCTAACGGCTACATCCAAATAGCAAGTAAGCAAGAGATGAAGAAGATGGGCATCGAATCGCCGAATATGGCTGACGCGCTGATGATGAGCATGGCTAATCCACCCGCAGATGATTGGTGGCTGGCTGATGAATCCACGTCGTTCGGTGTCGCACAATCTAAAGCAGGCTATTGAGCCAACACACATTCAATTATCGGGTTAATTATGCACGAAGCAGTTCAACAACATCACTCTGAGCAAGAAGTCCTTGACGACTTTGAAGATTTGGAGCAAGACGAGAAGTCACAGGCTGAGCTGGAAGAGCAAATAGCGGAAAAGCTGCAGGTGTTCGGTGGACGGCTGCAACGCATGGTCGATGAGCAAATAGGTCAGCGTGTTGAGCTTGAGGACAGATGGATAGATGACTTGCGCCAGTATAATGGTCAATACGACGCGGAGACAGCAGCAAAGTTGCAGGAACGCTCTAGCGTATTTGTTAATGAGACGCGCTACAAGACGAATTCAGGTGAAGCCCGCGTGTCGGATTTGCTATTCCCAACGGACGACAGAAATTGGGGCATCAGACCAACGCCTGTACCGCACATCGAGAAA